AAGGCCTTCCTTATTTGCTATACGTATGGCGTTGAATTGTTCAAAGCTCGTACAGTTCTTGATCAACAATAGCACCGCACTTGTGTAATCTGTCCAATCTCCACCAGTATCTATGATATATCCAGCTTCCTCTTTTCTCTTCCCCTCAGCTTTGGCTGCGGCCTCCTCTTTCTCCTTCTTAACCACAATGTCCTTGTCTGGGTCGTCACCCGTTTCGATCATAAACGCTTGCCGTAGGGCGTACTTCAATGCCCCCGTTGCAGCCTTATAGCTTGACTTATCATCATTGCCCGTTCCTTCTCCTGTTGCGGCAACCTCGATAAACTCTCCCGATTCCGCATGAAGGATTCGGAAGGTGTAAATATATGCCGCGTGGTTTTTTGGCTTCTCCTCAGTGCCAATAGGCTTGCACTCGCCGATTATCGAAGTGGGATAGAATACCAGCCCCGCCTCTATCATAAATGGCCTGAGCGTTTTGATAAAATCATCCTCACCAGCGAATTTGTTTTTCTGGTGACTATTGTAGCCCGATTTCAGCACGTACCCGACCTTGCTGTATACTTGCAGAATGGCCTGTGCTATATGTTTGCCGCCTTGATTATTGGTCATTATTTTATACCTTACACTTTAATTCATGCTTAACATGAGAATGAAACGTACACAAAGATGGGAACATATCATCCCTAAGCTGCTCTTCTATGTCCATTATTTCCCCGTCATATAAGTTATTGGTTTATGCCTATGCACGTCATCCCATATGGATAATACTATTGGAAGCATGATCATAATTGCCGTTAGACTGTATATTATTATTTTATCTAGGTTCATTTCTAATCCTCAAAAATCATTTCAGGTAACGATTGCCAATGAGTAGGATTTTTTAATATTTTAAATCCCCCATAGCCATTATCATAATCATCATCATCTTGATTATTTAAATCTAGCCACACCCCCCTTGTTTTCGGGGAATGCATTAGGACATTACTAAAAAATGCTATACTAATAAAATAAGGATAATCATCATGGCCATTACATAAGCTTTTCTGAAGCAATAGAATATCGGTTCCATCCCTCGGCGCACTCTTAATGTTTCTCCACATTACAATACACTCGATTTATAAGGAGTTTCTTTCTCAGCATCATCAATAATGCTCTGTTCATCCTCGGTATACAAATTAGGAACCTCGCTATCATGTATCGCGCCGTCAATATCAACAGGCATGTGATGCGTATTGTCGTGCAGAGAATGCAAGCCACGCTCAATATCCTCATCAAAGCTAATAATTTGCAGATCACTACTGATGCTATTTACGATAGCATTAAGCAACTCCCGTGCCGCATGATAAGCGATAATGTGCTTACGTGCTAGGTTGATTTGTATATCGCGGTTGATGGTTGATTTATTTATGCGTTTCATTTCATTATCCTGTTTTTATTAAAAACTGCATCGCTGCCTATAGATTATTTTTAACCCACCCGAATATACTAGTCAACAATTATTTTACATAATGTAAAATATTATATTCACTATTGCATTATATTTTTACATATAGTAAAATAATAATATGACACTCAAAGAATGGATTTCAGAGCAAAATATAACCATAGCGGAAGCAGCCGAACGGATAGGAATATCGCGCATGTCGGTGTACAGTTATATACGCGGTTCGCGTTTGCCCCGTCATAAAGCCATGCGAAAGATAGCACGTGCTACTGGCGGAAAAGTTCAACCTAACGATTATTAGCTTATGGATATCACGCCGGAAATGGGGTTGTGGAGGGCAGTTTTTGATCAAGCCCTCAGTGATGCTAGAATCGCTCCGGCGCTTGATAAAATTAAAGCTATAAATTGGATAACTCAAAAATCAAATGATTTTGTTACAGTATGCGATCTGGCCGGGGTGTGTCCATCGGGTAAATACCGCGAACTAAATGCCGCACTACTGAAAACATCCTTCCCGCATCAAAGGGCAAGGCGCCACAAAAAATCATGATATTTCTCTTCGAGTTGCTCTTCTGAACATACACAGCAAGCAAAACCTCCCTGTGAATTCACAAAATCCATCCAGTTGCGTTGCTCTGACTTCATGTTGTGATCTTTCTTCGCGTAGGCTGCGGGCGTTTTGACCTCCACGCCAGTAAATACAGCTATCGTCTTTCCTACCATGTCATGAGTTATTTTAAGCGGTAGCCATCCTATACCGTCTGAACTTCCTTCGCACAGGCCAAATTTGATAAATTGACCTCCGTGCAGTGCAAATCCTGCCCCGACCTGGTTGCGGAATAGCCTACCGAATAGGGTGCTGGCTTTTATGCAAACGGCGTTAAATACGTTGGTTTCTGCGACACTCATTACAACCCCTTTAATTTTCTCATATGATACGTCCATCCAGGCTTGTATCCATTCTTACGTGCTATATCCCTCAAGTCTTCAACACTCTTCACCGCCGCCAGTTGCTCGCTTAGTTTCCATCGTTTTACAGGCACTCGCTCCTCAACCTCAACAAGCTCACCCTCTCTGAATTCAACCGATCTATCTTGTGGCGGGTATTCATAGCCACATGCCGGGCAGCTAGGCTCTGGTTCATGACTGCAATGGCATTTAGGGCATTTCCTAAGCGGTACTTTATCAATTTTTGGTTCGTCCTTCTTCTTGCGCTTCTTCCGCCCTTCCAGGCTCCACTCTCTATCCTCATGCGGAAACATATTGTGTCGGTCAATGTTCCCTGCGTGGTCAGCGTAGATATAGTTCTTTTTTCCGGGGAAGGTTCGCGCTCCACGTCCCGGCTGTTGTATGGCTTGTGCTATACTATTTTTAGGAGCACCATCGCCAATATAGGATATGCTCCTAACATCAAATCCCGCTGAGAATAAATTGACATTAGAAAGAAGGTTAATTTCATCATTTTCATAAGCAGAAATAACCTCCCTACGATATGACATTTTACAATTAGAATCTAGATGGACACAAGATATCCCTTGATTTCTGGCGGCGGAAGCTAAACTTTCAGAATGCTTAACATCAACAGCAAATAGCAAACCTTTTCTTTCTAATCCTAATTTTATGTAATGTTCGATGATAGAACCTGTAATAGTTGGCCTATCCATATAGTCAGAGAGCTGGTCTTGATCGAACTCACCATTCGCATTAATACGTATTCCAGACAAGTCAGGTGTATTTGGACAATAACACACAGGCGGTACAAGAGCGTCGATCTTGATAAGCTCCTTGATCGAAAGGCCGCGCACCATCTCCGCGAAGAATGGCGACAATGACTTGCCATCTCCGCGCTCTGGTGTGGCATCGAGTCCTAGGTGGTATGAATCGCTATAGTATTGATAGATACTTGACCAACCAGCAGCGGCAATCCCCCGCGCTTCATCATGCACCATTAAATCAGGTACATATGGTATTTTATACATACGGTTAAGAAGTGTCTGTACCGAGCATATTTGTGTTGGCAGACTGTAATCCGGCTTGTATCCTGCGGCAATTACACCAACACCCGGTATACCGAGGCTGCGGAATGAATCTATTGTTTGGTCAATCAATGCCACGCGGTCACAAAGAAACCAACAACGCTTTTTCTTCGCCTGACTACGCTTAATAATACTGCCAGATATATAGGTCTTGCCACCACCTGTAGCCAATTGCAGTAAGCATGATTTATTGCCATCACGGAAGACGCGCTGTATATCCTTGATGCATTTCTCTTGATCTGGACGCAGTATAATATCAGCCATTGCAAAATCCTATTTTTAACCAGTCCGCAAGCCAATATTTAGCATAATTTTCCGCATAATCGATCTGCTTGGCAATATCCATCATCACATCGAAATATTCTTTAGCGCATATTATTTCAGTCATTTATCAACAGCTGTCGCGTGCGCAACGGCATGATCAATTGTTCAAGATGTTTGATCTCCGATATCGCATCCTCGACAATATTTATCCATCCCGATATTTGGCGGTTTCTATTTTGGTTGCCAGCCGCCCAGTTGATCGTATCGAGCAGTTCAGCTTTTAGATTATTGAGTTGCGTTATATTTATATTTGAATTCATAGCGACTCCGTTGATTGGGATTTTTCACGCTGCTTAAGCATTTCATCAGCGTATTTATAGGATACTCTTACGTCTCTATCTATTGTTGTTCCCGCTCCAGCAGATATTATACCAGTTAGCGCAGCTGCAGCAAAATAATCGCGTAATGTCATGCCATTAAGATTATCATAATAATGCACAGTAGTTACTGGGAATGCTTGTGGGTTTTCTGGTTTATCGTTCATTTACTTAACTCCTATTGTATAATTTTTAGATATTATGCCGTTTTCTCTACTTCCAACGACACAAGCTTGAACAGCTGTTTTTACACCCGTAGGCAATGTTCGAACGTGTCCCCTACGGAAGTGAAGACGTGGTGATGCGTGAGTCCCATTACCTGTACCTAGTGATTTTTTTGATGTAAAACCACTTAACTCGATAGTTTTATACTCAAATAACGGCGGTTTTCCTTTCTTTATGCGTGATTTATTCAGCTTGCTATCTGGCGCAACCGTTTCTATCTTTATGCCCTTTGATTGTATTAAAATAATTGATGCCAGTAATGTATTTATCGTAGCGGTTTCATACTGGAAAATATTATCTCTTCTTTTTTCCAAAATAAATTTTGACGAGCTTATCTTTCCATCATGAAATAGTGAACCAAAAATATTTACCTGCCATATCCCATTTGTTTGGCTAAAATGACTAATAGTAATAGGATGTCCCATTTTTTCTTGGGTGGCTAAAATGACAATTTGATCATTCTTATTTTTAGCTGTTGGCGCTCCATCAGATAATAAAGTCAAGCAAGTTACAGGATACGGAAGTATAAAAACATTATTTCTTATAAAATCCCGTGCAGTATCAATCAATATCGAAACATCTGCACCTTCTAGAGAAGCATAACCAATAGAAAAATGATGAGCATCAGATATAAAATCTCTACATGCTTTAATTACTTTTCCAAAATATTCTCCGCTTTCTTCTGTATTTTCAAACCATCCCGCAGTGAGAATTCCGTCATTACTATCCAGAGCTTCCAATAATTTATGAGCTTTCATTCTCCCTCCTTTTGTTAATCTCATTTATTAATTGTTGTTGCATAATTTCAAGCGCAGATAACTCTAAATATTCTTCCATTATGAACGCCAGATTTAACGATATATGCGCTCTACCCTTTAGTGCGGCACAAAGATAGGTTTGGGAAACGCCCATATCAGCGGAAGCATTCTTGATAGTTCCATATTTTTCAATTAGTTTTAATTTTATTTCTTTTTCCATGCTCTTTTACTTCCTCTTTTTGATTCATACCACCCCAGCATCTGCAATACTGTTTTTATTCTCGTTCTGTTTTGCCTTGTTCTGTCTTTCGCGCCAATACCAAGCTTTTCCCATATTTCATCTATCGTAACGCTAGGCAATCCGTTAATCATTCCCTCAATCATATCTTGCCACGGGTCAATCTGCATTCTGCTTTCTTGTTCTATCATCGATATTTTTACTTGTTCGTCTTCCATCCATATTTTTTCACCATCTTTGTAGCGGTGAACTGCCTCCGCCCATAGGTGATACTTATCACGATCAAGCGCGTTATTATCCACCACACCACAGCGCACAGGCCAATAACGGCGATTACCTGTAGTATCCGTCAAGTATCCATCAGATACCTCGTTAGTTGTTCCCGCATAGATTCCATAGCGCGGCCTACGTATAGTCAACCTACCGTAAGGTGGCCTGTATTCGTCAACTTGACGGCTAAAGAATGCCTTCATTTCCTCATTATCCGATTTACGCATGGTTGCCAGTTCTGGCATCTCAATAATCATCTTTCCTTGAAGCGTCATAATCGTATCTTTGTTACGAATATCTCCCACGCTATCAATAAAATAATCAGCACCATTAAACGTCGCAAGCGTTCGAAGCGCCGTACTTTTTCCAACACCCTGACTGCCTTCAAGAACTAGAACCGAATCAAACTTACACCCCGGCATAAAAATACGCGATACCCCTGCGATCAACCATTTACTACCAACAAGTCCGAGGTATTTTTCAGGTTGATCATTCGCACCCATGTATTTTTTTAGCCAACCGTCTAATCGGGGAACCTTATCCCAAACAAGGGTATTAAAAAAATCACGCGGCGGATTAATGGTGTTTTCCTTCGCAATAGCCACCACAGCATCAAAAACAACATCCTTTCCCGTGCTCAGTCCATAACGTTCAAGATGCGCCGTTACCCTAAAAAAATCTTCTTCATTAACCCTACGCGGCATAAAGTCAGGACAATAGTTCCATTCAGGTGACTTCATCATCACAATTTCGTCACTGAACTCATTGTAAGCGAAGATGTTATGTAAATTTTTCATGAATAAATACACGTTCATCTTGCTTTTTTCTTTATACGGAAACGGATAGCCCTCATCAGCTTTATTGACATTGCCAGGTATTAAAAACGATCTCCAATCTGGCGCTATCATGGTTTGAGTTTGTTTTGAGGATGGAATTGTCAATGCATCCTTTACCGCTTCCAATCCTTTTAAACTATGAAGGTCATTAAAGTCATTATCATGCTCCGGATACATCATCACACCACCTACAGCGACAGCCGCCTTCTTTCCCCACGTTAGACCGGGGTTCCCTTCAGTCATCTTGTCGTTATCCGCCGCAATGATGATTTGAGAAGTTTTGTATTCCATGCGAATGACCTTTGCTACAGGGACAAGATTGCTATCGTTGAACGCTACAATCGTCATGCAACCCGTGGCCTCTGCAACACTGACGGCGGTAGCATACCCTTCACAAATGTAGATTATGTTTGTTAGCCCGGGTATAATACTATAGCAACCCTTGATCTCCCCGCCTTTAAGGAACAACTTCAAGCCGTCTCGGTTGATAATCTGTAGATTGACTATCTGTCCATTTTTAGTAATTGGTATCAAGAGTCTGCCACGAGTGATACGGATAGTCGGCGGATTAATGCCCTTCTTCTCGATGTAGTAGTGAGTTATTGCAGGTAACGACTCTTCCCATAGACGATTAGCTCTTGCCGCTGCTGAGACTTGTTTGATGGTTTCCTCATCCTTGTACTGCTTCTCTTTATTTGAGATCGTTTTTTTATCAACTGGCGTGAACTCTGATTTCTTCTTGCTACACCATTTTTCACTAACATTTCCCCGCCAAGTTCCAAATGCGCCGAACGATATGCCGTTATCGCTATCGAGCCAATACCAGCCATTCTTACGGCTATGCTTGTCACCTTCGACATGATACCTAACGATGTTTGATGCGCCGCCAGTATAGCGTACCGATTCCCTAGGACTCAGCCCGAAAGCGGATAATGCATCAATAAAGCCGTCTATGTGATTCATATAAAATATCGGATAATGGTTATATAAATACCATGATACCAGCATTAAAACAACATGCAAGATTTATTTTAGTTTCACACCTTCACAGCAAAAATAAGGCTTGATGTGAAAGTGATGTGAAAGCATTTTATCGTTAAAAAACAATTACTTAACTACTAATTTCACGCTTTCACATCATATATACTATATAAATGTATAATACATAGTATATAGAGCATATAGACGCATATAGGGTATATAGAAGGATAAGGTGAAAAGTAACCCAGTTTGCGAATTTTGCCGTTTTTCACGTGAAAGAGATAAAATGTGATAGATGTTATTGATTTATATAGTAAAAACACTGTCACATCATTGGTGTGAAAGGCCAAAAACCTTCACATCTTCACGGCAAAAACATTTTTATTGACATATTATTTCACATAATGTAAAATATTATATATAAAAATAGGAGGATATTTTATGATAATTGAAGAAGTTTTAGATCCGTTGAATATTGATAGCGGTGGATTGACCAAATATGACACGGAAAGGACAGGTAAAATGATTTGGTATAGCAAGGATGGCATTAAGTGGGGTTATGGTTCAGAAGCTCCATACAGGGTTGGTGTCCATAAGGCGGCGAAGTCTTTGGGTATCGAGGATGGTCAGTTGATTTACAGTAAGGATAAGGTTTATAGTTTAAAGGCTCCATATAAGAAGAAAAAATAGTGATTGACAAGTAATTAACCAGGCGGCAATATTGAGTTGCGTGCTGCGGTCGTATTGTTGTTATTCTTAACTCCCACATTGAGCAATCAATTACGGATGTTATTCTTAACTCATTACCTGTGGTACGCACGACCCAATCCATCATTGCTGGTTTATGACTTCTGAAGAGCTAATTCAAAAAAGACAAGAAATAGCTGATATATTCGAGGAAGCGGCGATAGCTGAAAGAAAACTACCCAATAAAGAAAAACGCATATTAGACTGTAAAGCTTGTTGGCCTTCATATTTGTACGACTCAGACGACAAGAAGGATCAAGAACCTCAGGTTTTTAAAACTCCTCCAACGGCTAAACAAATTGACTCATTGAAAAAAGCAGAGTCCTGGTTGATGATTGTTGGAATGGGAAGAGATAGTAAAACGATTATACGGAAAGCTATTATCTGGTCAAAGGCAAATAAATTTAGCTATAAAGATATTGGTTTGATGGCAGGAATGCCTCCTAGTACCGTTGAATTGTGGCATAAGAAGGCGCTCGAATTGATTGCCAGGAAAATAATTTTATAATTTGTAATATTTATATTGTGCAACCTGTGCGGTTTATGATAACTTTATAAGTATAGTCAGGTTTTCTGTATTATGCATTCCGCCGGTAGTTTTATATCCTAATTTTTCTATCGGCGGAAACCATTAAATAATGTGATAGTTATGTGATGATCAAAGAAATAATAGAATCATTTTTTCATCATAACTGTCATAAACCACATAAAGATGTAAACATCATGGCCAAAGAACAAATTACAGCACGGATTAATGAATTGACGGCACAATCTTCTTCACTAACTGCACAGCAAGGTGTTATTGTTGCGATTATTGGAGAACTAAAAACCACATTGGCAGCAATCGAATCTGTTGTAACTGGCGCGGTATCTGATGTTAAAGATGCTGTTGCTGATATTGAGGCGAAATAGATAATCCATGGGCGATCTCACCCAAAAACAAGAGAATTTCTGCCAAAAGTTTGTTGAAATTGGTAATGCATCGGAAGCATATAGACAGTCGTACAGCGCTCAAAACATGAGTCCTGAGTCAATATGGCAAGAAGCATCAACCCTAAAAGAAACCCCTCATGTTTCCACCAGGATAAAAATATTACAAGAAGAACACGTTAAACGCCATGCTGTTACTGTGGATTCACTGACAAAAGAGCTTGAAGAGGCGAGGCAATTAGCACTACACACAACCGTACTTCAGCCGTCGGCGGCTGTTGCTGCTACGATGGGTAAAGCTAAGATACATGGTATGTTGATCGATAAATCTGAGCATACTGGAAAAGATGGAAAAGATCTTAACGCTGTAGTCACTGTAACGGTTGCTGAAAGCATCACGAAAGAATTGGTAAAAAAATCACAGGATGAATACTAGATTAGTATCAGAACCTACTGAACAGGAAGTTCACAGGATACTATGTGAGAATGATCATTTATTTTTTACCCGGTATTTCTTCAAACACAGACAATCAATAAAATTCAAAGTTAATTGGCATCATTACGTAATTGCTGATGCTGTTGAGCGTGTACTGCGTGGCGAATGTAAAAATCTCGTTATCAATATACCTCCCGGTAGCTCTAAAACTGAAATGGTGGTTATCAATCTGATAGCGCGGGGCCTAGCCCTCAACCCACGTTCAAGATTTTTACATATTTCTAGCGGTGACGATCTGGTTTTGCTTAACTCGCAAACGGCGCGAGATTTGGTGCAGTCTGAAGAGTTTCAGGCCTTATGGCCTATGGAGATTGCAAGCGATGCAAAAGCAAAAAAAAGATGGAACGTTATCGTTGAAGGAAAAAAAGCAGGCGGTGTTTATGCCGTGTCACTTGGCGGCCAAATTACCGGATTCCGAGCTGGCCACATGGTTGAAGGTTTCTCAGGTGCAATCATTATTGACGACCCACTCAAGGCTGACGACGCATACAGTCCGGCAGCGGTTAAGACGGCTAATCGTCAGCTTTTAGGAACAGTGGAAAGCCGAAAGGCGCACCCCAATGTACCTGTTATCATCGTTATGCAACGCTTATGCGAGGGCGATTGTACGGGGTTCATCAGGGGTGGAAATATGCCAGGTGAATGGGAATGTGTTACCGTACCTGCCTTAGTTACCGATGAATATATAGAAAAATTACCAGAAAAAATACGATCACTTGTCGTATCTGATATACGAGATGATAAAGGACGTTTTTCATATTGGCAGTACAAAAACCCGCTCAATGAAATGCTTGCGCTAGAATCTGGCATGGGTAATGACCCTGATGGTAATGCAATATCGCGCTTTGTATTTAATGCTCAATATATGCAAGAGCCGCGTACTATGGGCGGCAATCTCATTAAAGGTCATTGGTTTGGCCGCGTTGACATTCTACCTAAAATAACATACCGAAAAATTTATGCAGACACCGCACAAAAAACGGCAGAGCGCAATGATTACTCTGTATTTGAATGCTGGGGATATGGCGAAGATAGAAAAATATATCTCCTCGATATGCTTAGGGGAAAATGGGAAGCCCCAGACCTCACAAGACGAGCTGTGGAGTTTTGGAACAAACACAGTGCAATTAAAGAAAATGGTGCGCTGCGAAAAATGGTTATCGAGGATAAATCCTCTGGTACTGGTTTAATACAAGAGATTAAACGGGCGCACAACATACCCATTGAACCGCGCGAACGTAATAAAGACAAGCTAACGCGTGTAATGGATGCGGTGGGATGGATAGAATCAGGACATGTGTGCGTTCTGAATGATTCGCCCTTTTTGAGTGATTTTATTACTGAATGCGAAGCGTTTGCGGCGGATGATAGCCATAAGCATGACGACCAGATTGATCCTATGTGTGATGCTATAATGGATATGCTATCTAGCAAGGCTAGAGGATTCTTTTAGTTTTAATTAACGAAATATTGATATAATGAACTGGTTTAAAAAACAATCGACTACCGCTATAGTTAAGACGGTGCGCGGATTTTTTAACCCAGAACATAATAAATTAACGGCTGAATATGCTGTTGAAGTTAGAAAGCTTGATCTTCTGAAAAAAACATTTCAGAAGGACGCCAGTGAATTCGCCGCCGTCAATCCTGATGGTTCGCAGTTCGCAATGGATAGTGCATTATGTCAGCCTATCCCGCTTAAGATTCAGGGCGGATATCTAGGAAATGTATCGGAAGTATTGCTCGAATACTATGCAGGTCAAGGATTCATTGGATGGCAAGCTTGCGCTATGCTTGATCAACATTGGTTGATTCGCAAGGCTTGTTCAATGCCAGCAAAGGACGCTTGCCGCCACGGGTATGAAGTAACGAGCAATGACGGGAAAGAAATAAAGCCTGAAGTACTGGATTATATCCGGCAAAAAGATAAAGAATTCAAGATCAAAAGCCATTGTGTTGACTTCGTTGCGAAAGGACGTGTGTTTGGAATTCGTATTGCAATGTTCCATGTGGATAGTCCAGATCCTGAATATTATCAAAAGCCTTTCAATCCTGACGGTATTCGCAAAGGTAGTTATAAAGGTATCAGCTTAATTGATCCCAATTGGGTCACACCAGAGCTTGATTTTGAAGCGGTTGCTAATCCTGCATCAATGCACTTTTATGAGCCGACATGGTGGCGTGTCAATGCACAGCGTATTCATCGTTCGCACTTGGTGATTTTCCGCAATGGTAGCTTGCCTGATATTTTAAAGCCTACATATCTGTATGGCGGCGTACCTGTCACACAGCAAATTATGGAACGTGTGTATGCGGCAGAGCGTACGGCGAATGAAGCGCCCATGCTTGCGATGACTAAGCGTCTAACCGTGCTTAAAGTTGATACTGCGAAGGTTTTTGGTGATTTAGAAGGCTTCAACGCGCAAATGGAATTGTGGCTTGCATATCAAAATAATTTTGGTGCAAAGCTTATTGATAAAGAAACCGAAGAAATTCAGCAATTTGATACATCACTTAGCGAACTTGATGCGGTGATAATGACACAATATCAGATCGTTGCGGCGGCTTCTGGAGTTCCTGCGACTAAGTTGCTCGGCACATCACCAAAAGGCTTTAATGCAACAGGTGAATTTGAGGAAGCGAGCTATCACGAAGAGCTTGAAAGTATTCAAGAGCACGACTTATCGCCATTAGTAGAACGTCACCATTTATTACTTATCAGATCGGAAGTTGCGCCGAAGTTCGGTATCCCTCCATTTGCTACTGAAATAAACTGGCATCCTGTTGATAGCCCGACGGCGGCAGAGCTTGCGGATATTAACCTCAAGAAAGCACAAGCTGATTCTGCCCAGGTTGCTAATGGTGCAATTGACGGCGAAGATGTTAGGGCTAGACTAATTGCAGATAAAGATAGTGGTTACAATGGCATGGAGTTAGAAGTTGATCAGGAACTTGAAGATGATCAGCAGTAAATTTCTAGGGATGGGAAAGATGCTGAAGAGCACTGGATAACAACAGAAACCGGAAGTCATTTACTTATAGAAGGTGAGGGCGGCGAATATACCGTCAAAGGTGGGGCTGGTGGAAAGCTTAATGGTCAAAAAGTTTCCCCTAAACATTTACAAGAATCAGAATCAAAAACCACAAAGCCCCCCTATCAATCTCATATTGAAAATATAAAGTCTCATATTGAAAATATAAAAAAGGGTATATCTCACGGCAATTTATACAACGAAGGCGCAGAGGGATATAATCCTCATGGCAATAGCTCGACAGAATATCATAAGAAAAATCTTAAGCTGAAAGAAAGCGAGCTTAAAGAAGCTAATGAATGGACAAGGGAAAATACTATAAATCGTCGTCAGCAATGGAATAGCGGGATTACTTCATTACCGCGTGATAAACAAGGGAAAGTGAGCGCATCACAGTTAGAAAAATATTCTAAAAAGCGTGGCTTTAATTTTCCAACTCTAAAAAAATATATTGAACTTCATGAAATAAAATAATCAGGGAATTTTTCTTTAAAATTATAAGCAATTTTATTAGTGATTTTATCCTTGCCGTGAATCAGACGGTTAATATAGGCCGCGCTGTATCCTGTGATTTTAGCAACTTCGGTTTGCGAACCATATCTATTACAGAGAAATTGGAGTTCTTCGGACGTCATGCTATTGACTCATTTTCAACAAGGATTTCTTTAAATTCTTCAAGGCTCACAATGTAAGCAGGACATTCTGCATCGGTAGTTTCCCAATTACCATTTTCATCTTTGTAAAATTGGCTGTGCTGTGCATTTAAATCGTCAACTGATTCTATTGCGTCCTTTTCATTTTCAAAACCAAAAACTAATAGCTGTTTGCTGTGTGAAACTACAAATTTAACAGTATTGATATCGGCTTTATTGTCAAATACGAAAGTCATGATTTTATCCTTCTATTCCTTTTTAATTTCCGGCCTCGTTATTCGCTGCCTGTAACTGGATAATATCATAATAATATCATAAGTCAACAACAAATATCATAATAATATCATAAAATGAAGTTGACGAGGAAGCAGCTACGAAAGATAAGGGCGAATAAACCTCAAACGATTCAAGGATCGCCTCTTAATCCTAGTGCTATTTCCGCCATACGTTACCGTACTAAACTTGATAGACTTATCACAGAAATGACAAATGCCACCATGTCGGCAGTAAGAAAGCTTTATAATGCAGAACCAGCGCAACAGTATTTTGCACAAGATGATAAAAGCATCGTTGCCGAAGCCAAGCGATTTTCAAACGAATTACAGAAACAGTTCGAGGCATTATTCTCGGACAAAGCAACGACCTACGCAACCGAAATGGTTGATGATGCGAACAAGGCCAGTGCGTCCGGGGTTAAGATCAGTTTACAACAGCTCACAGGTGGGTTATCGCTCCCGACTACAGGACTTAATGGAGAGATAGGAGAAGTTCTCAAAGCTTCGGTTGCTGAGAATGTAGCGCTCATAAAATCAATACCAATGCAATATCTTGAACAGGTGCAAGGCGCAGTACTGCGCTCAATAACCAATGGTCAAGGGCTGGCTGACTTGGTGCCATTTCTCGAACAGCAAAAAGGTATCACGTTACGCCGCGCAAAGATGATAGCACATGATCAAACGCGCAAGGCATACAACAATATTAGCAAGGGCAGGTTGCAAGCGGCAGGATTAAAAAAGTTCGAGTGGTTACACACGGGCGGCTCTAATCATCCTCGTAAAGAACATATTGCGATGAATGGTAACGTTTACCGCTTTGATGACCCGCCAATAATTGACATAAAGACAGGCCAGCGCGGCATACCGGGCGATGCCATAAACTGTAGATGTAGAATAAAGCCAGTAATTGAATTTGAGGATTAGAATGCCATTAGGAAAAGGTTCAAGCGAAGCCACTATTTCGGCAAATATCGCCGAGCTCGTGAAGGCTGGACATACTCAAAAGCAAAGCGAGGCCATAGCTTATAGCGAGGCTGGTAAGGATGCGCAAACGCAAGGCGAAGGCGGAATAGTCCGCGGTGGTAGTAAATCTGATGTTGAAGTTAAGACAACAGGTGATACAGATTCAAAGCGTGTCAGCGATACTAACGGATGGTACGAAATCAAAGACAATCCCCTTAGTAAGGTTGGTGTTTTTCCATACTCAGGTGCAAGTATTGGCGCACCTAATCCCGGTGAAATCTACAATGTATATCGCCCTGAAGAGGAGCTTGCTTCGTATGAGGCGCTCGAATCATTCAAGCTTGTACCATTTATCAATGACCATGTAATGCTCGGCGCTAGTACGGAAGGTTTAACCCCTGCCGAACAGAAGGGCGTTGAGGGAATAATAGGCGAATCTGTTTATTACAAAGACGGCATTTTATACGGAAATATCAAGGTTTTCTCAGAAAATCTTGCTGAATTAATTGAAGCAGGAAAGAAAGAATTATCCGCCGGATATCGTTGTGTTTATGAGATGGTATCGGGCGTATGGAATGGCATTAAGTATGACGCGATTCAAAGAAACATCAGGGGTAATCATCTTGCCCTTGTTGACCAAGGCAGGATGGGTAAGGAAGTATCTGTACTCGATCATTTTAAAATAACATTTGATGCAAAGGATTTGCAAATGGCAGAAGAAAACAAAAAAGAAGACCGTTTAGAAAAGGTTCTGGATTGGGCTGAAAAGCGCATGGCAAAGGATGCTATGGAAGAAGAAAAGGAAAAGAAAAAAGCAGAAGATGCTGAAGAAGATAAAGAGAAAAAGGCCGAAGATGACCTTTCAATTGGTGAAAACGGCCAAATGAAATGTGCTGATGACCTTGAAGATGATGAAGAAAAAAAAGACACTAAAGACAGCGACATTAAACGCGATGAAAAAGTTGAAGGTGTTAAGAAAACTGAAGGAATGGATGCTGCATTTAAGAAAGTAAGTAAAGAACTTGCTGATTTTAAAAAGAGTAGCACTAAAGCAATCCTTGCAGAAGTTAGTGCGCGCGATGCGCTGGCAAGTAAGTTATCAGCCCACATCGGAACGTTCGACCATGCGGACAAAACACTTGCAGAAGTTGCTTCATATGGTGTTAAGAAGCTTGGGATTGAATGCGCTGCTGGTAACGAACATGCAGTTCTGGCTGGTTATCTTCATAATCGCAATGTGTCAACAGTCGGTTTCGCTGCTGATTCTTCCGCGACCAAGAAATCTGGCTTGCTGAAGAACACTCTTAAAACCATCAACAATTAAGGATTAATCATGTCTTTTCAAGCACAAGTTAATATTTTTACCGCTCTCGGTATCGTAGGTAATCAGGCTGATGATAGCCCTGTTCGCGCTCAAACATGGAATTTATATTCTAATGGTCAGGCGCAATCAATTGGTTATGCATTTACTAAATCATCTGGTGGCAATCCAGCTCCTATTTATCCTTCGGCGAGTTCTATGCTTGCTGGTACGGCTCAGGTAGGCGGTGCTGCTCCTGCTGAATTTGCTGGTATTTTAGTAAATCCACTCGAACAAACATTATGGGGAACTTCTGGAGTTGGTACTGCGCTTTCACCATCATTGATTTTACCAGATTATTCAATCGGCGCACTTGCAACATTCGGTCAATTCTTCGTGAGTTTGGCTTCAACTGCGCTCGTTGGAAATCTTGTTTTCTACGATAACACAACTGGTGCTCTTGATAGCGTATTCCCCACATCTACGTTTACTGGTGTTGTTGCGACAAACACACTCACAGTTTCAGCATTCGTTGCTGGCGGCGCTCCAATTCGCGTTGGTACAGCAATATCTGGTACTGGCGTTGACGTTGGTACAGTGGTTACTGCTCTTGGTTCTGGAACTGGTGGTAATGGTACGTATACGGTTAATGGTGAAGCGACTGTTTCGAGCACGACAATGACAGGTAATGCTGTTGCTGCATCTGGTAAGACGTTCGTTCCTAAATGTATCGTAACTCGTTATGACGTTGCGGCGGCTTCTAGCATTGCTGCTATTCAATTGTCTAATTAATAAGGATTAAAAAAATGCAACACAGTGAAATTCACTCACATGTATATGGTGAGAAAGCTCGCGCCCTTAAGGCCGGTACAGACTTTGCGCTTGACGAATATGAAGACTTATCTAGCTTCGGCGTAGGTGGTTATGATGAGATTGCCCACATGGCGCGTATCCACCCTAAATACGCTAGAGAAATTACGCATGGCTTCGGTATGGATGCTATACAGCAGCCAGTAACCACGATGAGTAATGCGGTTCCTTTACAGTTCCTACAAAACTGGATGCCTGGTCATGTTGCAATTGCAACGGCAGTTCGTCAGATCGATCTTCTTACGGGGATTATGACAATTGGCTCATGGGAAGACGAGCAGATCATTATCCGCACAATGGAAATGACAGGTACGACTACACCATATAGCGATACTTCAAATACCCCACTCACAACATGGAATCCAAACTATGTACAACGTACTGTTGTTAGATTCGAAGCTGGAATGATGGTTGGTCGTTTGGAAGAGGCCCGTACTGCTCGGATTCAGGAAAATAGCGCGGCACTTAAGCGTGATGGTGCTACCCTGAACTTAGCAATTCAACGTAACGTTATCGGGTTCTATGGTTATAATTCAGGCCATAATAACACCTATGGCATGCTAAACGATCCTAACTTGCTGTCATACAACAACGCTTATACCGACCCTGTAACCTCTTCGACTCTTTGGAGTGATAAGACATTCCAAGGTATCATTCAGGATATTCGCTTAGCTGTTGCGGGCCTAGCTCTCCAGTCACAAGGGCTTATCAATGATAAGACGCCGATGACGCTGGTACTGCCTACGAACATCGTTCCGTATCTGAATGTTACGACTGATTATGGTATCTCCGTTAAAACATGGTTGAAAGATGCTTACGGCAATATGAGAATCGAAAGCTGTCCTCAGTTTGAGCAGGCTAACGGCTCGGCTAACGTATTCTATCTGTATGCTGATAGCGTTGAAGATGGTTTGTCAACTGATGATAACCGCACATGGTTACAAGTTGTTCCTGCTAAATTCCAAGTAGTGGGCGTTCAGCAAATGACTAAGGGTTACAAAGAAGACTATACAATGGCAACTGCCGGTGTAGTATGTAAGCGTCCTTACGCCGTGTATCGCGTGACAGGAATATAATTTACTATACAAATCAGTAACTTAGGTAATACTATGGCTAATCACGTTTATTCTACAATGTCGGCTGATGTTACTTATCATGCTTATGTTAATGTTGCTGGTCAAGCATCATCACGCAAAAGTGTCTTAATTAATGGCGGTTCCGCTGTTGCCAATAAGCAGCTTTATACTCCGATGGGTGTTCGTACCGAAGTTAGCGATGAAGACCTTGAATTGCTCAAAGCTGACAAGGTTTTTTTAGCGCATATGAACAACGGATTTATCAAGATCGATACTAAAAAGATTGATCCTGAAAAGGCCGTTGCTTCTGGTATGGAAGTTAGAGACAAATCAGCACCCAAAACTCCTGAAGATTTTGACGAATCTGTGCAAGCAGAATCTAAAAGCTTTGGTGGCAAAAAGGGTACTAATAAGCCGTTAGAATAGGGGGGTAAATTGTGACCTTAATAACACTGGATATAGTGGCGTTTCGGGCGCAATTCCCCCAATTCGCTACCATTGCGACTATTTCTGATGCAACGATAACTGCTCAATTCGCGGCTGCAACCAATTATGTCAGTGACCAATATGGAAGTTGGTATAATAATTGCAACGCGAATTTGCAGATTCAAGCTCTATATTTAATGACGGCGCACCTGTGCGCTATCACGCTCAATATAGCCGCTGGGACGGTTGCAGGTGTGCTTACTGCTTCGACAGTTGACAAGGTGTCAATCACCCTTGAACCGCCTCCGCTTACTAATCAGTGGCAATATTGGCTTGCGACCACGCCATATGGTCAACAACTTCTTGCCATGTTTCAGGTTAATGCAGTCGGCGGTATGTATTTTGGCGGAAGGCCAGAGCTTGCCGCATTTCGTAGGGCGTGCTGGGGATGGTAGAAAATAAAGCCTTTGCTGATTTGCTAGTGCGTATATCCGCACTGGGCACAATGCAAGGTAGCGTGGGCTGGTATGAAGATAAAAAATATCCAGGCGGTATGCCTGTTGCGGAGGTGGCCCAAATGCAGGAATTTGGTACGGGAACAATTCCAGCGCGGCCTTTCATGCGCCCGGCGATAATCAATAATCAAAAGAAATGGGAAGAGAATATCAACAAGGTTTCAGGGCAGGTTGTCAAAGGCAATCTTACCGCAAAAACTGGCATGGATGTTATTCTCGAAGCTGCGGCAAGTGATGTTGTTGAATCTATCAAAGCGGTTGATTCTCCACCACTATCACAAATAACGCTAGGAATAAGAAAATACAAACAGCAGGGAAAACAGATAACTGGAAAGACTGTTGGTGAAGTTGCTGCAAGATTAAAGGCAGGTACGCTTGATGTTAGCGGCGTATCCACTAAGCCCCTAAATGATACAGGCAATATGATTGCCACATTAACATTTCATAACGATACAAAATAATGATCCCACAAAATCTGTTAGGTACTGCTTTATCGATAATCGGTAAGCAATCCTTTCAGTATGTGCGCTATCTGCCCCGTTCGATTAATTCAGTTGGAATGTTCATAGAATCCTATGCAACCCCTGTGAATGTTATGGGGAGTGTACAGGCAATACCGCGCAATTTAAATGAACAATACGGCCTTGATTTTCAGGCAAGCTTAAAGACTTTCTACATATCCCAATATGTCAATGACATTCACCGCAATACGGCGGGCGATCGATTTTATTTTGCTGGCGAAATTTACCAAGCCTTATCGGAAACTGATTGGGTGCATATTAATGGGTGGACTGGTGTAGTTTGCGTACGCATACCAGGTGGATGTCCAGCATGTTAGATAATCAATTAATATCGCTCGTCATTGCAACCATTATTGCGGGCGAGGTTAATGCTGGCATTCCAAACACCCCAATAGCGCAGTCATTCCAGCCGAGAACTCAGGGAGTTAATAGCACTCCAACTGGATATATGTTCAAAGTTGGAGATAGGCGTTATGGATTTCCAGAGCGTACCGATGTGTACGATTCGATAACTGGTGCTGATATTCATACAGAATTACAGGTATATGAAACCACGTTCCAAATGGGCGTACTATCAATACAAGATCCGACCAACACAGCGCAATATACGGCGTCCGATATCGTCAATCTGATAGCGCACATCATGCAGAGTGACGCCACCGTAACCGCTTTAATGGCTTCTAACGTCGGCATCTTGCGGATTAGTGACGTTCGCAACCCATATTTTACCGACGATTATAATCGTTACGAAGCCCATCCTAGCTTTGATTTTACCCTTACTCACAACCAAATCATTACCTCTACTACGCCAATAATTAACACGGCAATCTATAACATTTATCGTATCTAAAGGATTAAAAAATGGCAATTTCTCAAACCCGGTATGTTGATATAACATCTGGCGTAGGTGCTGGCTCGCCTTCACTAACGCGTGATCTTATCTTGCGTTTGTTTACTAGCAACCCACTTGTTCCAACGGGCGAGGTAGTTACATTCTCAAATGCAACTGATGTAGGAACATACTTCAACACAACATCGACCGAGTATTTGAGGGCTGTATTTTATTTCGGCTGGGTGAGTAAGAATATTACAACACCACAGGCTATCAGCTTTTATAATTATAATGCCGATACTGCGACAGCTTCATTGATATTTGGCTCTCCTGCTGTTTATTTACTTTCTACATTTACTGCAATTTCGGCTGGCAATTTAACCCTAACGATGGGTGGATTTACCCATACATTATCATCTATCAACTTATCGGGTGACGCTTCTCTTGCGGCTGTTGCAACAACACTAACTGGCGTTATTCAGGCATACTCTGCTGGTGGTGCCGCATGGACGGGAGCGGTTGTAACTTACGATGCAACACGCGGTTGCTTTGATTTAGTTTCTGGTGCGACGGGAGTTGATACTATTGCAGTTACCGCATCGTCATCACCTGACGTTGCTCCTGCTCTTGGCTGGTTAACAGGTGCTATTTTTTCTAATGGATCGGCAGCACAAACTGCTGTTGCGTGCTTTACTGCATCTGCCGCCCTCGATAATAACTTTGGTTCATTCGCATTCGTTCCCACGCTTTCAAGCGCGTATATCCTTGCGGTTGCTGAATACAATTATACGCTTAACATTGAATTCCTTTATACTATTCCGGTATCAGCCGCAAACGCCTCTGCGTATAGCGCAATGCTGCTTAATATTGGTGACTGCTGCCTCACGCTCGCACCATTATCAACAGAATATCCAGAGCAAGTGCCAGCGATGATTCTTGCTGCTACTGACTATACGGCGATCAATAGCGTGCAGAACTATATGTTCCAACAGTTCAACCTCACGCCATCGGTTACAACTGACGCTAATGCTAATCTATATGACGGACTGTTGATCAACTACTATGGGCAAACTCAGGAGGCCGGAACGCTCGTTTCATTTTATCAGACCGGTGTAATGTATGGCTTGTCAACTGATCCTCGTGACCTGAATGTTTTTGCTAATGAAATGTGGCTGAAGGATGCTATTTCCGCGCAATTGATGGCGTTGCTATTAAGTGTGGCGAAGGTATCAGCTAATGCTTCCGGTAAAGCGCAGGTGGTTACAATTCTTCAGGCTGTTATCAATCAAGCATTGATCAATGGTACCATTTCCGTAGGGAAGCCGCTCGATCCCCTTCAGCAGCTTTATATAACTAATGCAAGCGGAAGTGCTACGGCATGGCAGCAAGTGCAAAATAGCGGCTATTGGTTAGGTGTTGCTATCCAGTCATATGTTGTTGATTCTCTGACTCAATACAAGATCGTTTATACGCTTATTTATAGCAAAGATGACGACATTCGATTTATCCAAGGAACTGACATTTTAATTTAAGGTAGAAGATTATGACACAAAATATTTCAGGTTTTGGGGCGGTTGTTAGTATTGTCGCCTCTAATACATTCCCTAGTGGATTGGCTATCACTCAGTTTTCTGATGATGCCGACCCCTTAGCGATTGGTGCTATTGCTATTGCCGAAAGTGCAATGGGGCTGAATGGTGATTTAATCATCTGGTCAAAAGCCCAGCCACTTCCCGTAGTAATTAATGTCATTCCAGATTCTGATGATGATATTAATCTCGGTATCCTATTCTCCGCTAATCGCGTCGGCAAAGGGAAAGCTTCCGCGCAAGATTCTATCACACTTACTGCTAGCTATGCTGATGGTACAACAAAGACTTTCATCAACGGCGCACCATTGAATGCTGAATTCGGCATTAGTATCGCAAGTGCTGGCCGCATGAAGACTAAGGCTTATGGATTCACATTTGAAAATATTATTGGTAATTAATATATGGATTTACTACAGCCTAAGGATTTTTCAGTTACTGATTCAGACGGCAAGGAATGGCAGTTTATTCTGTCTAAATTCCCTGCCGTTCAAGGGCGTGAGATTATCTCGAAGTATCCCACCAGTGCATTGCCTAAGGTTGGAGACTACGCCATCAACGAAGAAACAATGTTAAAACTAATGTCGTTTGTTGGCGTTGCGGTTGGTGATAAAACTATCACTCTTAGCACTAAGGCGTTGGTCAATAACCATACAGGCGATTGGGAAACGCTCGCATCTGTGGAAATGGCTATGATGGAGTATAATTGTAGTTTTTTTCGAGACGGGCGGATCTCAAGTTTCTTAACCGGGTTCGTCCAGAATGCGATGGAGAAGATTTCCGAAATATTGATGGCCTCATCGGGTCAATCATCGCCAGTGACAAAGCAACCCTCCACGAACTCAGAACAATCTACACTGTAGAAGATGCGTTTATCCTGTGGGAAGCCATAGCGATACCGAATTACAATGAATATATGGCGATGGAAAGAGCAAAGAAAAAATGAGTGTTTTAAATACCTTCGTAATCAAATTTAAAGGCGATGCTAATGATGCCCTGAGTGCGACCAAGAAAGTAGATGACGCTACAAAGGCTCTGAAAAAGACGAATGAAGAACTGCTTGCATTACAAGAATCTATGGGAAAGAAGGTTGGTAAAAACCTAACTGACCAAGAGAAGCAGCAAAAACACCTTCAGGAAGTACAGAAGAAGCATATTCAGGCAGTGAAGGAGGCCGAAAAAGAACAGGCTGACAGGGATAAAGAGAAGCTTAAGACAGGCAGCGAGTTTGTTAATATCATTGAAAAAGCTACGGCTGCGGCTGCGGCGTATGTGTCAGTTGCGGCTGTCAGTAATGGCATATTTAGCAATGCTCAATCGAATTCAAATCTGAAAGTTCAAGCTGATTTATTGGGTCAAAGCCTTGTATCAGTAAAGGCTATTGATGCAATATCGCAAGCTGCGGGTGGAAAAGAAGGTGCGGTTCTTGATCAGTATAATAGGGTTGTACAAGATTACGCTTCTCGCAAGCAGCCAGTCGCGGATATTGAAACATACTATAGAAACCTTCATGAAATATCGAAGCAAGGTCAATACCAGGGCGCAAGTGGAAAGGCTCTTCTTTCTCAGCAAAATTATGGCCTAGATGCTGGGCAAATAGATTTCATATACAAGAATGATGCCGATTTCGAGAAAACATTAACGAAAAACAAGGAAAAACAAGCGGGATTAGAGAAGGGCGCACAGGCAGCCAGGGATTTCCAAGAGGCGTTAAAAGGTACTGGCACATCAATAGATACGGTATTTACTAACCTAGGTACGCGCGTACTTCCATATTTGACAGAGTTGAATGTAAAAATTCAGGAATTTGCAGAATATTTAAATAAGCACCCTCACATTGCTGATAGTTTGGCGATTGGAATAACTGCACTTGCTACTGCCCTTGGTGTTGGCGCTGTTGCTACTATCGTGGGTGGGATAGGTGCTATCGGTTTAGCTGCTGCTGGCGCCGCCGCTCCTTTCCTCGCTCTGGGTGCGGCGGTTGGAGGTGCTGTTGCCGTTTATAATTCTCTAGGAGAAGGGCGCGAAGCATCTGATAAAAATTGGGCAGCAACTCACAATGGGCAAGCTGCGCCATATCTTCCGATTCCCGGACTAACTCGCGGTCTTAGAAATAATAATCCAGGTAATTTGCGTAGCTGGATAGGGGCTGGAAGTTCTGGAGGATTTGCTGTTTTTGATACACCGGAACAAGGTGTTAATGCATTATCAAAGCAATTGCAGCTTTATAACGGCCGCGGGAATAATACCATTAATGGTATAATCTCTAAGTATGCACCTGGTAGTGAAAACAATACCGCCGCGTATATTGCTGCCGTTGCCAGAGATACTGGATTTGATCCAAGCGCACATTTAGACATAAGCGATCCAGCCATTAGATCAAGCCTAATGGCGGCCATCATAAAGCATGAAAATGGCAGCAATCCTTATAGTAATAAGCAAATTCAGGCGTTAATAGGAGCCGGACAGCAAAGTATAGGAACGGCAAACACTTCACAATACGGCATGACGCCCATTCCTTCTGTTGGCGCAAGTAATACAGCAAACGTTAAAATCGGAGATATCCACGTACACACACAGGCCACTAGTAGCGCGGAAATAGCGAGCAATATTTCAGCTGAATTATCTAAACAATTAAATCATGTTACCGCCAATTCTGACAATGGGTTATACGCGTAATGTCTTCACTCGATGTCGTTGGTATTTTTGATAATTCAACGTTCGTGCAGTTGTTTCAGAACTCACGCCCTATACGTGCTGAGGTGCTCGAAACATCAAAAGTAATGCAGCACCCAGTAGAAACTGGGGTAATGCTTAGCGACCACCATATTATTAATCCAATACGGATAAATTTACAACTTATCGTCAACTCTCAATTCTATGCTACCGATTATCAGCAAATCAGAACCGCATTTTTTAATGCAACAAATCTCAATGTGCAGACAAAGACTACTGTTTATCCTAACATGATTATTGCGGAAATGCCGCACCAAGAAACGCCAGATGGTTTTGATATTATTGTAATCCATCTTAATTTTCAGGAAGTCATATTTATCACACCTATTGCGGTTTCTCCTTCTCCTGCTCCAGCTAATTATTCGCCTACTAATCAGACTGACACGAATACGCAACAATGGGGGCAGCAGAGCACGGCAACAAATATCACGCTTACACCCGCACAAATAGATAGCATTAACTCCTACGCAGGAGGAAATTGATGCAGATTATACCGACACAAGCTATACCTAATCAGGAATTTCAGATTACGCTCGATTCTAACCAATGGGACATTCTGATAAAGTCAACTAACGGCACGATCTCATTTAGTCTAAATTTAAATGGCGTTGATATACTAGATAGCACTAGAGCCGTTGGAAATGGACTGATCATACCCGCGCAGTATGAAGAGGCCGGAAACTTTATGATTCTGGTGCAAAACTTCGCGCTCCCTGATTATACGTTATTTGGAATTAGCCAAAATCTCATTTATTTAAGCGCGGTTGATTTGGCGGCTATTCGCGTACCGCCAGCATATCCGATAACGACGGCCTTCTTTAATCCTGACGCTGCGTTACCATTAAGATTTTCACCACAGGGCTATACTTCATGACTTCTGCTTTTGATCAAAGAATAGTCAAGGTTACGATAGCCTTTGCGGATAGCACCAATACATTCGATGGGCTGTATATTCGAGCAACAGGACAAAAATTCGCCAGTGCATTATCCAATAGTTGTAATTGCACTATCTACAACATGACGAAAACACAACGTAATTTTATCCTTAGTCAAACTTCCCCACTCAATCCTAACCGCACAAATGTTAGATTAACGCTAGAAGTAGGGCGTGAGAGTTACGGTACATTTACGTTATTTGATGGTGGCGTATGGAAAAGTACAATGATGCAGCCGCCGGATATCGGTATAATTCTTGATTGCTTTACCAACACGTTTGCGGCAACAAAATCAAATGCTCGCACCTATACTGCATTTACGTTATTATCTGCTATGGCGCAAAATATTGCCATTGATTTGGGGTTAACGTTATTATTCCAGGCGACCGACAAGAATATTAGTAATATCTCGCATACCGGTTCAGTAGCGGCACAGATTCAACAGCTTAATAACGTTGGAGGGATTAAGGCTTTTGTGTCTAATAATAATCTGGTTGTTATTGATGAAGATAAGGCTCTTATTGGCGCACCGCGTATTATTAATGCTGCAACTGGCATGGTTGGTATACCGCAAATAACAGAACTTGGTGTGTTCGTTACTTTGATGATGGATAATACTATAAATCTCGGCGGGAATATCGTTATACAAAGCGAAGAAAATCCCGTATCAAATGGTATGTATGTAGTAGATAGAATTGATTACGACATTGCGAATCGTGAGCAACCATTTTTTCAAACAATACAAGGAAGAGCCCCTAACCGTGCTGCGGCAAATGTATCATGACAATGGACACGTCTCCCCCCCCTTCGCGCAATACCGCAAACGACGGAACGCTATATGGAGCTATTAGCCTTGCAATAACGAAGACTCTACAAAGTACTGATGACATGCTTCCGGCTCGCGTGATTGCGTATGACAGAGAAACTAACCGAGCCTTGGTACAGCCACTTATCGTAATGCTCACTACGGCTAATACGCAGCTTGAACGGGCGCAAATAGCATCAATACCAGTTTTACAGCTTGGTGGTGGTGGATTTGTACTCAGTTTCCCAATAAACCCCGGTGACATTGGATGGATTAAAGCCAATGACCGCGATATATCAAATTTCCTGCAATCCTATTTGCAATCTCCGCCAAATACTATCCGGCAACATACATTTGCTGATGCCATGTTCATCCCCGATACGATGTTTCAAAGCGTGGTCATTAACGAAGAGGATGCCGATAATGTTGTGCTGCAAACCATTGATGGAACTTGCAGAATAGCTATATCAAGTGGTACAATCAAGTTAACAGCACCAGCAATAGTATTTGATTCGCCATCTGTATCTACGACAGGATCGTTAACTGTTGGCACAAATTCGGCATATAACCCTGCGTTTACTGTGGAAGAATACTAATGGTTCAGACATTTGGCACAAATTCAGCGAATGACCTTTATCTCGGTACTGATGGCAACCTTATTTTACTAACGGCGAATGATGCGATATTGGCGGCATGTATGACTGCGACACGGGCACAGCTCGGGGAAATGGAATATTTTACACAGAATGGGATGCCTAATTTCGAATCGGTTTGGGTGGGCGTTCCTAATCTTCCATTATGGCAATCATACTTATTGCGTATATTACAATCGGTAGATGGCGTTACATTAGTTAGTAATATTACAATGGCTTTATCTAATAATATCCTTACCTATACAGCAGATATCACAACTCAATACGGCACTAGCACAATCAGCGGTTAACTATGACAGATATGTATGAATACATCGATACTACGGGCGTTATAGTTCCTGATACATCGTCTATATTAAGCGCTGTGCAATCCCAATATCAGGCTGCATTTGGTAGCGATCTAATCGTTACAGCAGACACTCCGCAAGGTGTTTTGATTAATGCTGAAACTACTATTCTTACGGCAATGGTCAATAATAATGCTGCACTTGCAAATCAAATAAATCCTAATCTTGCGGGGGGCGCGTTTCTTGATGCTATCATGCAGCTTACCGGCATGCAGCGTACAGCAGCAACACAAACGGTAGTTACAGGCGTTACACTGACAGGCGTATCAAGTACAGTCGTTCCACAGGGTTCGCAAGCCCAAACGGCGGCGGGTGATATATTTGCTACTACTGAAGCAGTTACCATTGTGGGCGGCACGGCAACGGCTGATTTTGCAAGTGTAGTCTATGGGGCGATACCATGCGCTGTTAGCGCTCTTACTACTATTGTTAGCAGTGTTTTGGGGTGGGAGACAGTTACAAACCCCACGGCTGGCGTACTTGGTACGGCGACGCAGAGCGACCAGAAAACTCGTGTATTAAGAGATAATACGCTTGCATTTCAGGGTGTAGCATTGCCCGTTGCAATTACTTCTGCACTCTATGCGGTGCCTGGCGTTACCAGTCTATCATTTTTGGAAAATATCTCATATCTAACGCAAACAATTGATACAATCAGCATGTTGCCGCATTCGATCTATGCTTGTGTCGAAGGTGGAACCAATACTGATGTGGCGGCCGCTTTGCTAGAAAATAAATCAAGTGGTTGCAATTGGAACGGTAGCACTACAGTTGATCTTGTTGAACCTGTCAGTGGTCAAACATATGCAGTATCATTTGATAGGCCTACGGGCATTGGGATTTTGATTAAGGTTGCGACCTCTAACGGAAATTCAACCAATATTCAGAATGCAATTCTTAACTACGCCGCTGGCGGTGTTGTTGGATTCGCTGGATTTGTCGTTGGTAGTAATGTTTCTCCATTTGAAATTATGGCAGGTCTAGCCGCGCAGTATCCGCAATATTATATCAGCAACGTCCAGATTAGTTTAGTGAGTCCAGTATCATATACTAATACTCCTATCACGATTAACCCTAATCAGATCGCACAAACTCAGCTGACATACATAACGGTGGTAATCACCTAATGACCGACACAATACAAGAGTTTGATTTTAGTGTTGACCTGCTGAAAGCGATTTTGTGGGAATACAATGATGCTGTTAACCTTCAATCATTGCTTGATCAGCTTAATACGTTTGTAGTCACTAATCAGACTGATTTTTGGGAAAGCTGGTTGACCAATGTTTTTGATCTCGTTACGGCTAATGACTTCGGTTTGTCGGTATGGTCAATTATCCTTGGTGCACCTATAAATGTTGTTTCTAATGCCACTCCTCCCACTGAAACGGTGTTTGGATTTGGCGCAACGAATGGTAATTTCTTCAATTACAATTTTGATAATCCGAGCGGCGTTGTAACGCAAATGCCTACGGAAATGGCGCGTCTTTATCTTCGCTTGCGGTATTTTCAACTCGTTAGTAGTGGTACGGTTCCAGAAATAAACAGGATGCTCGATTATTTGTTCGGCAATATGGGAGTGGCATTTCTGCAAGATCAAGGATATATGCGGCAGAGGTATGTATTTAATTTCACACCTACTGCCGATATGACATTTTTATTTAACAATTTCGATATTCTACCGCGGCCTGCTGGTGTGGGTTCATATTATATAACTGCAAGTCAAATTCCATTCGGATTTGGTACAAGCAACGTAAATTTTAATAACGGCAATTTTGCAATTTAGGAGTTCTTGTTATGCCAATTTCAGGCTATTTTGATGTGATTTTCGGCGAAGGTGGCGACTTAACAGTTGTGCCAGATACTCCGCCAGGTGGCGGTGCAATCAGCTATACGACAGGATGGGGTGCGGATTATGCTTTACCTATAGCAACCAACCCGTCAGCGTTGCCTATTGATAGGGCGCAAACGAATCAACTGTTCAATGATATCACTACAGCTATCCAGCTCTATCAACAGACAGGAACCCCGCCGTTTATTACTTCAACAATGAATGGCGGCTCTCCGTTTTCATATTCTATCGGTAATCGTGTTATTGATGGTGGTGTCGTTTATACGTCACTAACTAATAGCAACACCACAACCCCGCCTGGCGCGGATTGGTCACCTGATTTATATGATGCGGTCAGCGGTAACAGCGGCTATCTGGCGTTGCCAAGCGGGATAATTATTCAATGGGTAACCGGTGCGGCCGCTGGCGGTACTGGTACGGCGGTTACACTACCAACAACCTTCCCTAATCATATCGCCAGGGGCTTTGTATGCTTTTTAGGAAACAATACCGCTCCATCTGGTGTTGCTGTAGAAATACAAGAAACAAGCACATCTGTAGTAACCGTGGCTGCAAGCTCTTCTGGACCTTATAACGTTAATATTTTTGCAATTGGGTATTAAAAATGTCTAAATTTTACTCAAAATCAACTGGTGGTTTCTATGATATAGCTATTCATGGAACCAATATGCCTAAAGATGTCGTTCCTGTAACTGATGAAGCGCATGCTGATTTGTTTAATATACAGGCAATAGGCGGCTCTATTACACCTGACGAAAACGGCAATCCCATCGGCAAACCATCAACAATATCACCAGCGACAATCACTATCTTAAATCAAATAATAGTTCTTGAAAATACCATTACTGCACGTCGCCGTGACGAGGCTATTTTAGGAACTGATGGCGGATGGCTTGCTACAACGCGATCGAAAATTACCGCGCTACGTGTGAGTATGAACCCTCCTGCTGTAGCTCCTGTAATGCCAGCTGCGCCAACACCAACGCCAGCATCAACAAGTTAATATGTCAGTCACTCCCGGCACATTTGACCTCACAATATATATCGGCGTGGACTTTTCACAGACGTTTGTTTTGTCAGACGGTCTTGGTAATTTGACTGACTTGACCGGGGCAAGTGCTGCGTTAAATATGTTTACGCAAGCAGGATACCCTACGCCATTCGTCACTCTTACGACCGAAAACGGCGGCATAACATTTGATTATAATAATGGAGTGCTTGCTATAATTACTCCATTCCTAGCTGGAAGTGCTACGGCTATGTTGACGGCTCAGTGTGGTTTTTACAATTTAGAGGTCACTTCTTCAGGTGGTTTTATTAATCGAATTTTACAGGGATGTGTGAGTATAAGCGTATGACAGATACAAGTTCGATTGATCAAATACAAGTTATCACCGTTGGACAACAGGGATTGCCGGGAACTGGTATCCCCTCCACGGTTAATTCCCAAACTGGAACCGCATATACATTTGCTCTATCCGATTGTTATGGAACGGTTACAGCGAGTAACTCGTCAGCGCAAATTTATACTATTCCGGCAAATTCCTCTGTACCATTCCCCGATAATGGCTTTATCGATATTTACAATATCGGTACTGGCGTTGTTACTCTCGCCATTACTGGCGATACATTAGAATCTCCCGGTAGTGTATTTACTATTACAACACGCAATGCCAAGTCAAGAATACAAAAAATAGCTCCTACTGTTTGGGTGGCTTCGGGTCAATTAAGTTAATAAAAGGTTAATAAAATGACAACAACAGTTAATTCAACCTCTAATCCACTTGTTCCCACGGCTAATGGGTTGTCTGTGGTAACCTGGACACCGCTTGTAGCGAGTAGTGTGGGTTCAGTAATGACATGTTCTAGTTTGGCAGATAAAACAGTTCATATGTTTGGAACATTTGGCGGCACGGTTACTCTACAGGGAAGTAATGACCCATTAGCAATAACATCTCCGTCAACCGCATCATGGTTTACATTGACGGATAATTTCGGTAATGCGATCGCTTATTCTTCCGCAACCCTTGCAACAATCGCACAAGCCCCACTATATATACAGCCTTCCGCCGGTTCTGGCGTTACCAGCGTAACTGTTGTAATTGCCGCAAACGCTAATTAATAGGATTTAATATGACAAGAAGGCGAAGGAAATTATTATTTGCACATTATACACCTCCCGTAATTTATACGATTACCGATACTGCTGGCGATATTTTGACCGCATCTAATGGCGACACTCTCACAACAGGATAGAAAATGACCAACCTACCGATTAGCCAACTACCATCAGGACAAGCGATCAATACATCATCTGGAACTGGTACGCTTGATAGTTTTATTATTGGAAGCATTACGCCCGAAGCAATCACAGGAACCACAATAACAGGTACTGTTTTTGATGGTGCTGGAACCGGATTAACTGGAACCGCCGCAAGCTTAACTGCGGGACATGTTACCACTAATGCAAATCTGACAGGCGATTTAACTAGTAGCGGCAATGCTACCACCCTTGCCACAGTTAATACAAATACAGGAAGTTTTGGCTCTTCCACATCCATTCCGACGCTTACGGTTAATGGAAAGGGGTTGATCACAGCAGTAAGTGGTAATACTGTAGTTGCTCCGGCTGGAACCCTTACGGGAACAACTCTTGCAAGTGCGGTAACCGCATCTTCACTAACATCATTTGGAGCTTCTCCGGCTCTTGGAACTCCTGCATCTGGAACACTCACAAATTGTACAGCGTTACCTCTTTCTAGCGGGGTGACTGGCACGCTTGCTGCTGCTGGTTATGTTACGATGGTAGGTGATTCGGGTTCCGGCGGCGTAAAGGGGGCGGTTCCTGCTCCTGCAACTGGAGATGCTTCGCATTTTCTTCGTGGCGATGCAACATGGGCGGCGGTATCTGGTTCTGGAACTGTTACTACCGTTTCTGTAGCAACGGCCAACGGTATATCTGGAACCGTTGCTAATGCTACTACAACCCCAGCAATTACTTTGGCTTTAGGTGCGATTTCACCATCTTCGGTAGCCGCAACGAATACTACAGATCAGTTAATACTGGGCACAACAAATACCACAACAATATCAGCGACAGCGCCGGCATCGTCAATAGTAGGAACAATTCCTGATTTTGGAGCAGCATTCGTTTTTGCTCAGGGAACCGCAGCACATAATTGTTTCTTTACGACAAGCGGAAATACTAATGTTACCTTGCCTACTAGTGGCACGCTGGTAAATACCGGCGTTACGACGTTATCGTCGCTAACCTCGGTCGGTACGATCGCCACGGGTGTGTGGCAGGGGACTGTTGTCGGGGCTACTTATGGCGGCACGGGCGTAAATAATGGGTCAAGCACTATTACGTTGGGTGGTAATCTAGTCACGTCAGGGGCTAATCCCCTTACGCTTACCACTACCGGCAGTACTAACGTTACTTTACCGACATCAGGAACGCTTACCACGCTCGCTACGGTAATCGGCACGGCCAATACATGGACAGCAGCACAAACATTTACCAATAGTGATATTAAGTTGCTTGGTTCGTCCACGGGCGCCACAACATTAACATCGGCTAATTCTAGTGGTACGAACTATACCCTTACTTTACCCGCAGTCACTGATACGGTGGCTTGTCTAGGAACGGTGCAATCCTATACCGCACAGCAAAATTTTACGGGTGTTTCGACAACGAGTTCATCAAATTCGACAGCATGGAATCTGTCAACAGCTCAATCTGCCTATCAGAGCATGACGGAAAACACCACGCTGGCTAATCCAACCAACATGGTCAACGGCGGCACGTATGTATTTCAGTTCATTCAGAACGCAAGTAGCGCCAAAACTCTCGCATTTGGCACAAATTATATTTGGAATAGTAGCGGAGCGCCTACTATAAGCACCACGCTCTCCAGTGTCCTTATCTGCACTTTTGTTTCCGATGGTACAAAAATGCGCGGCGCTTACGTCCAATACGCATCATAGGAGGAAATATGTTTACTTTTCCTATGGCGCAATTTCAAGGCGGCATTACTGCAACATGGGCAACATGGGATGGCACTAAGGATGGTTCTGCAGTGGCGACTACAGGAACTACTGTAGCAGGCCGTGCTAAAGTGTGTTCACTCAGCTCTACGACAGTTCTCGCTTACTGGACTGACGCAACAACAAGTTATGGCACTGCCTGCGTGGGTACTATCACAGGTGATTCTGTTGCATGGGGAACGCCAGCAACCGTTACGGGCACCACTATGGAAGGATCGAATCCAATAGCTATGTGCGCTCTTTCTTCGACACAAGCTATTGTGGCAGATAATGTTTCTACGACTGGATTTCTTAATGCTTTTGTGATTAATGTATCTGGAACAACACCATCAGGCGGCGCTCTTGCGCCCGTTATAGCAACAAGTGCAGATTCCTGTTCAATTGATAGAACAAGTTCTTCTCAAGCTATACTAGCTTGGACTGATGGTGTAAATTTTAATCAAGTCATGGCCTTGACTGTGGCGGCGTCGGTTGTAACTACAGGTACATCAATCCAGATTAGCGGAACTAATGAGTCTGCTATTTCGGTGAGTAATATATCATCAACAGCGGCACTCGTATTTTATGGTGACGGTGCTAATTCCTATGAGCCGACGGCAGTGATAGTGAGTATTTCCGGCACGACCCTTACTAAAAATACCCCTCAAATTATTGATGGCACTGTGACCACATCGGGAAACTTGCAAGTAAGATATATTGCACAGCTCACCTCTACATTATTTGGTGTGGCCTATAGTGATGGCACTAATACGTATGCTGCTGCTTTTACGGTATCAGGAACCACAATAGGAACGCCTGGCTCTCCCGTCACCGTCAACACTGTAGCGCATACATACCTTACAAATGCACTGTGTAATGCAGATGCTACTTCCATGATGTTTGGATATATCGATGGGTCAAATAATTTCCAAGGGCGTGTTGGTACGGTATCTGGAACGGCAATTACATTAAAGACAGCCGTACAGATTGCGGCAGCTACTACGAAGGTACCTGTTCTTTGCAATCTCGATACGCAGCACCTCATGTCAATATATGCTAACGGCTCCAATGCCGGATATGCCCAAGTAGTGAGTATTGTATAATGATAAATCTACTAGTAATCGCTATTTTTTCCGCATTAAATGCCCTACGTGGATCAGGAATGATTGATCGCATGACATGTGCGGCAGGCATGGGCATTGCCACATTGCTATTACCTAATCAATCTATCGATCATTCAGCTATCATTATTCTCATTGCTTTTATAGGGTTGTGGATAGGGTTTGCTTGTGGATGGAATAAGTACCTTAATATTTTGTCCGGTAATATGCAGTATGTAAATGAAGTTTGTGTAAAGCCTATTGACTGGATTGCTACAAAAATTTGCGGGATACCTACAAATTCCGGACAGTTTATCACATGGTGCTTTGTAGCTTTCACAATCAGAGGACTCCTATTCTATCCAGTATTTCTGGCACTATCACTTTATAGTCATCATTCCCCACTATGGGGATTGGGCTCTGCTCTTATGGGGTGTGCTTATTACACAGCTAGAATTGCCCCAGTTGGCGGCCAAGTGCGTGTAGGTGAATCAATTTATGGGGCTGTGCTTGGTATAATAACAGTACTTTCGATAGGTATGAACTGATGTTCATTTTAAGGTAAGTGTAGAATGACGCAAATAAAAAACCGAATCTTCACTGATGGAAAATGGGAAGGGGACCCAATAGGATACCCATATATTGATGCGCCCGTTGGTGTTGGATTTAACGGATGGATTGATCAATTGCCAGCCGTTCCAAGCGTTCCTATCGTTGGTTTTGATATATCTCTTCCGAGCGGTACGGGCGTTATAGGTTCGTCTTTTGTTGATATACCTACAATTACCGCAACACTACAAGCAAATTACGTCTATGACTGGTGGTTAAATTCCGATGGAACTATAACCATGGAAAGTCAGCCGTCAAATAATTACCCGGCGTTGCCACATTATGAAGAAAAATTACATGTTTGGGCTGCAAGCACGGATGGATCTAATATCATATCCGTTACACTTAGTGGAAATACATACCCGACCGTTTTCAAGCCGCAAGATATTGACGGTAGTATAGATACATTTGCAGAGCTATTCTATAATAATCCCAATACAACACCATGGATGGCCACAACAGCAGTAAACTATGGTCAAATTCTCATCACATCTACGGGAAATTGCTATCTGGTTGTTACTATTGGAACTGGGCCTTTTTATACAGGGTCAAGCGCTCCAACATCAACAAACCCCAATGCACCATTTTATAATGGAACGGCTTTATTGCAATATTATTGCCAAGAAGAATATTTGGGTATGTTTAGGTATTCTGCAAATGGTGGTATGGAGTATTATTTTGCAAATGTGGGACTACAACAAGTTTGCCACAAGACTCTAATCACTGGTAATGCATTCACCCCGCCCGGAGGCACTACAATTTCAAGCCTTATATTAAGTCACATCAAGGGGATGTTTCTTAATCTAGCTATTAATCGTGCAGATTCGAGTGCTTATTTATTTGGCATGAAGATGATTGCGGGTGGCTATATCTGGCGTTGCATTACTGCCGGAACTTCTAGTTCCACACCACCATATAGCGGATCATACACAGTTGGAACATCAACAGTTACCGATGGGACGGCGGTATTTTTATGCATTTTCACATCGTATGCAAGTCAACAATATTTATGGTTTGATACGGAGAATGATTTTATTACATACAAGGGGCCAGATAGTACGGATAGTTATGCATCAACTGCATTTAATCTTATAGCTCGTTATCTTGCTATCACACTCGACACCACATTTCTAGGGTCAAATAGTCCGCAACCTGATGGATTTGGAGGCTATCTCACCTACAAAACCCTTATTGATAATCTAGCATATTTTAATCTCAGTACGCAGATAGCAAACTTTTTAACATACGTATTCCAGAATGGCGTTGACCCCAATGACGGCAGTGCATACGCCGTGCAATTCACAGAGGATAATTGTGGTGTCGTATCTGGTTATCGTGACTTAGCCTATATATGTGGATTTGATGGCGATACTTCGGGGCAAACAACCGCCTTGCGAATTCCCTTTATATTGCCGATGGTGTTTTCGCGTTATTTAATACAACATATAATTTGTTTATTTCTTATTATGGGCAAGATATTACAACCTGGATTAATGATACTGAAGTCGCGTGGTACCCCAATCTGCAATGCCAGTTCTTTGCGGAATATTATAATGTCCCCACCATTACTGACGACGTAAGAAAGATTATACGTTACAATGTCTCATTACGTTGGCCTAATTATTTACAGGACAAGGCTCTCGATTCTTATCCTAATAACCAAATGGGGTATATGGCAGCTAATCAATGGCAAGATCCAATAAAGGCGGAATCATTTGTTGAAAAGACACAACGATACTTCATCACCGGTGGAAGCATAGCTCAAGGTGCAATCACTAATGGCGGACCAAGCGACATAGCAGAATGGGGATATTTCCTCGCAACTAAGGATGCACTTATCGCACCAGTACAGTTATTGAATATTAATTCAAATAATATAAATTATGCAAATCAAGATGGATCAGTAACTAGCTACAATCCTGCCGCATCACGAAATTCAGTTACGCTTACAGGTGTAACTCCTGTAACGGTTGCTGATACTAGCGTTTTATTAACCAGTGTGATATTATTCACTTTAAGGACTGAGATAGGAGCACAAGGATCATATCCTACAGCTGTACCTACGCCGGGAACTGGATTTACAGTTCATGGTTCATCAGGTGATAATTCAATTTATAACTATGTGGTATTATGAAAAAAAAACCAGAAAAAACAGAACGCCGAGAAGGATATATTGATATAGCTGAAAGGTTAGAGGCTGTTTATAAAGAGCAGGCAACTACTAACGCCAATCTACGAAACATAATATCCATGTTTGAAACGCATCTTGCTGATGATAAAGCGACGGTTAACCGTGTGAATAGCTTAGCGCAAGACTTATCAGGGTTGATGGGAAAGTTCAATTTTCTGACTGTTGCGGTTACCGGTACAGGTAGTTTTATTGGAGTTATCATTGGTGCAATTATTAGCGTTCTTGCAAAGAAATGAAATTTACTGATATAATTACCGTATCTGATAACAAAACAGCTTGCATCATACGTGTGATGGGCTTGGGGTCGTTTATTTGTGGTAATCTAATGAGTTGGTACGATATAGTGATTAATGAAAACGATTTTGATTATAAGAGTTTTATGATAGGTACGGCAGCGCTAATCACCTCCATAGGTGCAGCAATATTTATGAAAGCGAATGACGAGCCAGGGAGAAGAGGAAAATGATACCAAACAGTGATTTAACCGCACTTGCATTGACTATGTTAGGTGAAGCTCGAGGTGAGGGTCTGGAAGGAATGCAAGATGTAGGCAGCACAATTATCAATCGCGTAAACCATCCTAGCTGGAGAGGCGATACTGTGCTTGGTGTATGCGTTAAGCCCTGGCAATATTCATGCTGGAATGAAGGCGACCCGAATAGGGAATATCTTGATAGCATTGAAGAAAGTGACGAATTATATCAAAAATCGGCCAACATTGCAGAAGACTTAATAGATGAAACACTTGCTGATAGAACCAATGGGGCAACTTATTATTATCGTATAGGAAGTCCTGAACCTAAATGGGCTATCGGTAAAGATCCGTGCTTTACCAGCGACCATCATGTTTTTTTCAAGGATATAGCTTAATGATACTTACTCTATTACTCAGCGGATGGCGCTATATTGCGGGCGCCATGGCAATTTTAGGGATTATAGGCGTAATATATTACCACGGCTATGAGGCCAGCCAAGAGCGCATACGTGACGCCGAACAGAAAGCGGAAAGTCTTGAGAAAGCCCGCTCTAGTGTCGCACTCAAAGCAGTGACAGATCAAGCAGAACAACAAAAGAGAAAGGCCGATGATGTACAGAATAAACTCGATGCTTTGGTTAAAAAATATAATAAGTTGCACGCTTGTAATGTCAGTATTGATGGCGTGCGCGATTTCAATTCCCTCGACCAATAACACATTATCAGCTGAAAATCTAGTTAAATGTCCAAACATCGCGCCGTTGCATTATCCGCTGCCTGAAGGTACGTTAATACAAGCACATAAGGATTTGGAAGTTTTGTATAATAGCTGTAAAATACACGATAATGCTCTTGTTGATTATTATAAAAACGTTAAATAAATAAATCCGAGATCTTACGGCTAAGCGTCTTAGATATATCCTCTAAACGCTGTGGGGATAAGGCGTTAATGCCATTCTCGTATTTATATAATTGTTGTGATGATACGCCAATATTGCGGGCGACCTGTTCCCTAGACAATCCGCGCAATAAGCGTATCATTTTTATATTCCTTCCAACTCTTTCGTTGACAGTTTCCATATGCTCGTAGGTTGCGCTTTGTTGTATAAACAAACAATGCCGATTAACCTCAGGTTTCAACTTTAAAAAGGAAACCTAAAATGACTAAAGAAACATACGGAATAGAAGAGTTAATTACTAATAATAATATCGCTGAAAATAGCCGCCACATTTTAAACGCTATCGGAACATCTACGGCCTCTATCCTTGCTGCTGATGCTGTAGGTGTTGTTTCTGTGCTGAACAACAACAATCTAACCAGCACAGCTACTCAGAAGGCTATTAGCGATACTAGCGTTGCTACTCAAAAGGCCATTGGTGATACGGCTGTTTCAACTCAGAAGCAGATTAGCGACACAGGAACAAGCGTCATTAAAAACGTTACAGATTCTGCTGTTGCCGGTATTAATACTACGACATTAACTAGCGTCGCAAGTCAGAAAGCTATTTCTGATACAGCAACATCTGTTACTAAGGCGGTTACTGATGGCACTGTTTCTGGTCTTAATACGACAACTATATCCGCTATTGCGACTCAAAAAGCTATTTCTGATGCGGCGCTTTCAAGCACACTATCTTTCGGCACCGTCAATACATTAATTGGCACTGTCGGTACGGCCAATGCTATTGCCGCTAAAGATATTCAGATTTCTCTAGCTCAAGATGGAGCAATTACTCGTGCTGCTGAAGCTTCGCACTTCGCTCAATTGCAGTTGGATATTTACAAGACTTCTGAAAGCGTTACTAAGGAAATTCTCAAAGGATTTGCTGAAACACAATATAAAGCTCTTGAAAATAAAGCGTCTCTTGAGGCTAAAATTGCAGAATGTTGCTGTGAAGCCCGTCTCGGCGAAAAGACAACTCAAGCCCTTATTATTTCAACAGATAATAAACGTGTTGAAGCAGAGGCAAATGCATTGCGCATGGAACTTTTAGTTCAAAAGCATCACCGACCTTAGTATTTACGGCTAAAATACTTATGTTATAATGCAGAACCCGCCACTACGTAAATAGCTGGCGGGTTTATAATTACATTGAGAGTATACAATGCAAGATCAAGAAATATCGGATTTCATAAAAGGAAAAGTAACGTCAACCTCCTATGTGGAAAGTGGATTAATAACCACTACAGCAAAGGTTATATTCCTAAATGGAACTCATATTACCGGAACAGATAGCGTTGAATTGAGTGGTTACAACAAAGAAACCGCACAGAAGGCCGCTTATGATAATGCTGTTGCAAGCCTAATGCCCGGAGTTGCATTGATACTAAACAAGCAGCTTTAATTTCCCCACCTTCCATAACCATTTGACCATGCAAGCTCTTCTTTACTTCCTTCCGGCCATGTGCACTGGCAAATCAATTCAGGAATGTTTGGAGCTTTGGCACAACTAAGGTAGTAACGTTCTCCCATGTCCGATATACGGGCGTATTCATCACTATCATACCACTCATCATATTCTTCTTCGGTACAGGTATACAGCCAATCATTCATAATATCATTGTTCTTCAGTTGTTAATCCTCTTCCTAACTCCGTTATCTCAGCAATTTTATACGCTTTCTTAAATAGCTCTTTATCTTCAATAAATTCATCATCATCGTCAAACTGACAATCCCAATTGTCCAGCGCCTCTTTAGCCTCTTGATACCTCGCGCTAATGAGCCTCGTTTAGTTCTATATTCTACTGTTATTGACTGCAGATCACCTAAGTGCCTGTCAACAAAGGGTTTTAAAGTTTTAAATGCTAGAAATTGAGGAGTATCTGCAGCTATATCTTCATCGGTTCTATTAGCAGATACCCATCCGCTATAATACATCCCCATTCCTTCCATAAAATCAGTTTGAGTAATAATACGGGTGCCATCAGACAACACGTCGCATTCAAAACTCATATCCCCAATTTCTAGTTTTCCTGAATATTCGGTAGCTTGGTAATTGCTGTTTCTGCCTCATCCTTCTCTCCTCAATGCTTTTTCGGTTGCAGCAAGTACGGCCTCGGCTTCTGTCGCGCCATGTTTCCCTTGATGCTTTTTAGGAAAGAAAAAATCACAACACCATTCTTTGCTATCGCTGTTGTAGTCAATATACATGCTATATCCGCGCTCTATCATTTTCTGCTTAATGGCGCGTATGCCTTCTAGTGATGATAGCCATTTCATCGCATACTCTAGTGCATAATATCCCCCATCAACATCATTTTTGTACTCAATCCATGTGGTTAAATGCCCTGGTATAATCGATGCCATTTCGCATGGTTGAAAAATACCTAACCTCTCGCCGATAAATATCGCTTGATCTTCTTCACTGGTCATTCTATCACTCCTCGGTTTTTGTTGACATTCAATTGTATAAAATGTAATATTTAACTACATTGCTTAAATGTACCGCAGTCAGATTCCAAAAATCTATACTGCCAATGCCAGAGATGTATCTAGCATCTCTGGCATAATCAATCCTCGGTTTTTTTTATTTGCGGCGCAGCGGGGAGATATCGCCAATGGGTAATGTGTTTTAAATCGGCATACCCTGCTTCATATCCTTCCCGTTTAATACGATAACCATCAAAATACGTCCCTTCAAAGTGTGAGCTGATTTCTCCAATTATAATGACCTCAGCGTATTTATTGGGGGTTTTGGGAGTCCACCACAATAATAATCGCGTATCTAGTGGCGTGTCCCCATCAATCGGCAGCCACCCATCGCCATCAGCTTCCTCTACCGGCTCGTAGTCGCGGTGGAAATCTTCAACTGGAATGCTATGCCCATTCTCTCCATATCGATAGGTGATGTAAATGTCTCCATACTGAACAGCTTCAAATGTTTCTCGTGATCGGTACATCTTCGGTTTATCGGTCATTTACATGCCTCATGGTGATATGTTGGTTTAATTAGATTGTTTATTCCAAGAGCCATTAAACAAAAACAGCAAATAATTAGTGCAAAAGCCATAGCTTTATTCATCTCCCACCTCCTCAAAATCTGCTATAAACCGCTCTGGTGACATAAAAAACAACCCATTACTGGCGCTACTTAATACGATCTTGTCATTATGCACATCAT